GTGTCTAAATACATCACGGACATAATATCTGTCTGACTCTCGGCGTAGGCTTTGATGCGTGAGTAGTTCAACTCATCCCTGTTGTAGTCGCCTTCGTAACGCGCCGTGATACCCATCACATCGGGCGTAGTCTTGTCGGTATACATCTCGATTAGCGCATCGGGGTTGTGTCGCAAAATAGACTTCACCATCTTCTGTGGTCCCGCGATGTCGTCACCCACAAAGAAGAACGCAAACTTCTTGTACGTCCTGTTCTTTATGTCGTATCCAATCTCTAACTCTTCCTTGACCTGCCCAACTTGCACATCCCACGGTGCGTTCATATTCTCGCGCTGAAAGATCCGTACCTCGGGATACCACAGGCTTATGTAACCCGCCCTGTTATTCCAGTACCAAAGTTTGTTCGCATCGAGAAGCATGACAGGCTTACCCATCGCCCCTGCCAGATGCACGTTGGCCCCAGATGGCGAGACGATGACATCACACAACTCCATCAACGCCGCGACGGACTCCAAGTCCATAAACGTATCAACGTGGGTCGTGATTAGATTAGGGTGAAAGCTCTCACCCTGTTTGTGTTGCTCTTCGCCGTATTGCAGATTGATAAATTTGGTGTTGGGGATATCAAACAACGGGCGCAGGGTTTCGAGTCCAACAGACTTATGTACACCGATTGTTGGAGCAGTACTCGCCCACGCTAAACCAATTACACGTTGCCCATCTAATTTTAATTCTTTACGCCAATGCTCCACACGGTTGGGATCGGCCTTGATATAACTCACGCTGCGGTTCGGTTCAATGTCACGAACATTACGAATAAAGTGTTTGCCCAGTGAGGCAATGGGGATATGCGAATCATGCTCTGACATCTTGACCCGAGCGTTATGCCCAAGAAACGTTACATTCTTGGCCTTGCAGCCGCGATGAAGTAAGTTCGCCAGACGCAAATCAATCATCACCGTGACATGCTCACACTCTTTGGCTACGGCTTCGATGAGTGAGGCATACAACAACTGATCGCCTACACCCTGTTCGCACCAGATGAGTGGTCGCTTTAGAGAAGTGTATCTTTCCCATCGCGGATGCTTGGTTTTGAGTTTGGGAGATTTAAATACTTTGCTTCCCCATCGCCGCTCGTATCCTTTCCAACCCGCATCAAAGTCGCCCATCTGCAAGGCAAGTAGCCCTGCCGTCCACCCTGCATCGTCATTGTTGGGTTCGAGGCGTATGGCTAAGTCAAAGAACTTTCGTGCGGCCTCCCACCTGTGCATCTCCCAATGACACCGCCCTGTCTGTAGCGCAGAAGCAATCAAGACCGGCACAACAGAGTTCAAGTTCTCCAGATACTTCGTAGCATCGTCGTACTTGCCTTGCTCTGCTGCGTCAAACCCTACCTTGTAGACATGCTGTGCCATGTCCATGAGGGTCTGCGTTTTGGGTTTCTTTTTGCTCACCAGTACTCTCTCCCACGCCTACTTGCCCAATTTGGAGGCGGTACATGCCGCCACGCTCTCTGCCTACCTTCGTCAAGCCAATTCAAAAATCTTTTTAGCCAGTTCACGATTTCTTCTCCGTCACTTCGCACACGCCAATCTCGATTAGTTTCTCAACATAACAGCGCATACACAAAACTTTCTCAAGCCCTTTCATGTGGCTCGTCATCGTGTTGTAACCAACATCACCGTGTACGGGGCAGATATACTTTTGTTGAACAATCAACAAACCCCCTTCAGGCATTTTGTATTCGGTGCCGAGCATATCTTTTTCCTCTTTCATACAGGCTCCTGCGGGGTAAGTTTAAGTAGAGAGACAGGGATTGATACCGCTGTCTTTCTGCCTTCACGCGGATAGATTAGCAACCGACCTTGCCCTTCGAGCATCATCGCATTGACCACGCCCTTCTCGATACCCTCAAAGTCATCGAACACGAACACGGTTTGGTCATCCACGATCTTGGACAACGGTTCAAAGTCTTCTTGTTGCAGTCGTCCATCGAGATACACCAAATCTACCTTCACGTTTTTCTCAGCCATGTCTTTAAACATTTGGGCTGAAGACTGCTTGGGATACTGAAAGATGTTTGGTATATCTAGGTTGATATTGTTGGAATAATCGCATGTATAGATGTCTACCAAACGTTCCATAGCTAAGTTCATAGACATGGTAGACACGCCAATGAATGTACCCACCTCGGCAATGGCATTCGGCTGAAAGAACTTCACCAACTTGTACAGCTCCACCGCATCGTCGTACGGAACTGAGCCGGTGTTGTATTCAGCATGTGCCCGTAACTCTTGCTGCTCTTCGACGATCTTCTCGATGATCTCGTACGGGTAATCGCTTACCTTCTCGTCTACGATGTTCCAAAAGATATCGCTGAATCTTTTTCTACCGATTTGTACTGCGTTCATTTGTTCAACACCGCCATAATCTTGTCACCGATAGCCATCGCTGCGACCTGCTCGGCATCGGATAACTGAGAGAAAAGTTTTGTGGCTGGCTCAACGCAGCGATCACTAAAGACCGCCATACACATGTAAAAAGCCGTAACAATAACTACCTCTGAAGAGGTGACAGGCGGTAACTTCTGCTTCTTTACTCGACGCTTCTTTGTCTTGGTTTTCATTTTCATGCACCCTCCCGCGCAAAGATTTCACGGTCAAGATACCAACGCGCCTTCTTCAGATCGACGAGCGGATCAGAATCTTTTTTACCGGCACGGCTGACATACTTCACCACGTTGCCCAGACGGTAGTTCAAGTCCTTGGCTTCGATGAAGTCGATAGTCTCAAACCCACCGGCTTTGTAGTGTGCGGGATGATTGACGGGATCGACCTTCGGAAGCAATGCGTCAAGTTCGGCCTTGGTAATGAGTGCGGCCTTCGTGATCTTCGACGGTTTCTTCAGTCCCGCTTTTGTAAACACCTTGTTTACAAATTCAGAGTTATTTTTAGTCTGCCATTTCACTTGATGCACAAGGTTAGGCGATACCCGCAGTCGCTTTGCGATATCTTTAGGTTTCATATCTGGATACTTGGCAAGCATAGCGTTGATACGCTGCGTTTTGTTTTGCTTCTTCATCTCTAGTCTCCTTTGATTATTAAATGTCACTCAACTTACTAACGAACTTCCCAAATGTGGGGCCATCCTCTAAAACTTTAAACCTCTCGTTATCTTTGTTCACGCGTTTGTGCAGCACCCCGCTTTTCACCATGCGTTTGACACGCGCATGAATGGTTGCGAACGATGCGACAGGCAATCCAGAAGAGAATTGCATGATAGTTGCAGCCCCCTCGCTATGCCGCTTCTCTGCAATAGCCGCAAGGATTGCGATGTCCACGCCATCTAATCCGAATTCGTTGGCTACCGCAAGAGCGTCACTTAGTTTTTCTAACTTCATACTTTCTCCTCACAACCGAATAATAATTACACCTGTCTTTGCGATAGCGCAAGTAGATCAAACCTTCTTCTTGCATCCATTTGATATACCGTAGTGAATGTCGGTACGAAAACTTATACGTTGCAACCAAGTCACGTGCGGTGATGGCAAACTTTGAACGTGCCAACCGCACAATACGTCGCGCTACTCCGTAACGTGTTTTAGTTCGCTCTTTCTTCACGTGTCAGATCTATAACTTGGGGGGCTGTACGACCACTTATCACGTTATCCAACGCTAGTATGAATACACCTATCGATTGATCATCGACCACGAACGAATACCCACCCGCTTCGGCTATCTTCTGTAGGTGTTTCATCTGCAACGCTGTGGGCTTGTTCCCGTTGGCCTTACACTCGATACCTAATAACTTACCGTCAACACACGCCATAATGTCTGGCGCTCCGGATGATCCGTAACCGCCCGTGACGGGCATGGTCCAGTATGCTTTCTGGTATTTAGCCAGAATCTTTTTTACTCGGTCTTTTACCTTGCTCTCTGGTGTCGCTGCCATGTGTTAGTCCTAATAAGAATTCGTATTCGTCTTTATCCAACGCAACGACCAGATGCCTGTCTCCGATCCACGTACCGATCATGCTAGTCCTATCGTAATCACCACGTTTGATACGAACTAACGCTAACTTCTCTGAAACAGATTGTTGTAAACAGTGTTTATAAGAATGAAACGGAGTTGATTTCTGCTTGCGCTGATCAATCAAAGTGAATCGTGGATACAGATCGCCGTTGGTTTTAAGACTTACACTCAATAGCCATCTACTACTTATCATCATTGCACTCTAGCCCACGGTTGTCCGTGAGTCAATAGTTAGTAAACCCAAAAGTTATGAGTGTCGAGACGCACCCCCACATCGGGAATAAACGTCTTGACATCAACTATTTTGAGCATCGCAACTTTTGATCTGTACTGCGGGTCGAGCGTATCAATGTGGCCTGTAAATTTATGTGCGGGGTCTGTGTACCTACGCTCTTTGTGGTGTAAGTGAGCGATACCATCACGTTCCAACAACACGTGTATAAAAGGCTCTTTGGTCTTGAACCGCTTCTCGTTCTCCTCAACTTGTTTTAGGAACTCTCCGTTGAGAAACGGTGCGAACTTGGGGCTCTGATACGGCACACCAGTACGTGCATAGTTAAGGACATCTTCGATGATGGCTTCTTGGTCTATGTGACGAGTTGTATTACGCACCACCTCGTAGAACTCAACCTTCCAACGCTGGAAAATATCTGACCGTATACCAAGGGTGATGTCTGTGATGGCGGTAACTTCGTATGGTTTGGTGTAGTCCTTCAGCCACCGTCTCACCTTCGCCATGTCAGTAGTCTTGCGAGTGTGGTAATCGGGGTTGGCTGTTCGGTACTTCTCGTTACAAATGTACGGGCTCGTCACCGTGAACTTACCGTACCCATCTGTACCCAACTCCACCACCGGCTCGGTGGGGCATCGCTCATCGTAGATATGTACGAGGCACGTGTTTTCGGAACTAACCCGCATCGGGTGTCGGGTAACATGAGTACGCTTCAACTCACGTATAAACATGTTGAGGGTACTGTTCCGGTTCGTATCTTCTATTTGTCCAGTAAGCATCTCTAGTCTCCTATTTATAAACAGTGTTTACAATACGGGTAGATATTTACGTAGCACTTCAAAGTCTTCGGGCGGCACTTCGTGTACGGTGTCCAACCGAATTATTGTTCCTTCGTTCCAGTATCCACCCACGTTGCCGTCGTAGTCAGAGTTACCACTACGCCAATCGGCAGCGATCTTGTTGCCATACACCCACGAATCTTTATCCGTGGTAAACAGAACCTCTGTTGTGTATTCCATCTCACCGTTGATTTCTTCGATCTTTGCAATGTAGTTCTTCATCTCACACCTCCTTAAAACATACTCAAGATTTCATCCACACGCGCCTTGACATCGACGCGCACCGCATCGTGCTTGCGGAGTTCCTTGGCATCAACGCCGATCAATGCCTTCTCCAACTGCTGTCTCGCTTGCTCCAACTTCGGGTCGTTGGTCACGTTCAACTTGGTCAGCATGGAACACAGGTCGGTAGCGTTAGTTACCAAAGAGTCACGAAACACTTGCTTCTCGGAACCTGCCAACTTGTCCGACATATGTTTCAGACAGTCATGCAGTCGGTCCCAAGCATCTTTCATCGCAGCGTTCACACGCTCCTCGGATATCTTCTGCAACTCCTCACGGTACTCGTTCGGAATGTCAACACGGAAGTCACCCGCGCTCGGCACAGGACTGAACACCGCACGCATGGAGTTCTTGCCACGTACCTGTTCAGCACTCGGGTAGTCATTGGGATTGAACAGATCACCCAACGAGAACGCCGCAGCGGATACCAGATTGTCATACTGATCCGCAAACTCATTCACAGCGTCGGTGAACTGCTGCTGAAACTGCCCAAGCATGGCCTTGTACTCAAAGAAGTTAGCCATTGGCAGTAGCCGTGAACCATTATCATTCCACGGCAAGGTGTTCTCGTAGTGCCATGACCGCACGTTGTTAGCCACGCTATGCAAGGTATCCAACGCTTCAGTACCGGCAAGCAACTTCTTGTGGTAGTTACCCGCTCGGGCCTTCGTATTGTTAGACGCATCGACCTGTTCGGACACACGCTTATCTAACTTACGACCAGTCCACACAGAGATATTGAGATCAACTAATACAGCACTATCTTGAATCATGATTGCACTCCTAGTTATAAACAGTTGTTTATTTAATCGTCACAGACTTACCAACAGGTGAAGTGATACCCACAGTCGTGATACCCCACAACACGGGGCAGGGCCACGGCTCACCCCACGAACCTACATATCCATCAGTCAACACAACAACACACTCGGGCTTCATCTTGTTATTACGCATGTACTCGGTGATACAACGCGGATCAGTCCCACCACCTCCACGTGGTTTAGTGCTACTCACCAACCGATCAAAGTCCTGCCGCTCATACTTCTCGTGCTGACACACCGCAGTATCCCAGTACAACAAGTCAATACCCTCGGGCTTGACGGTATCGCAGATAGACTTCAACTCACCCAAGAACTGACTGATCTGCGCTCCATCGATAGAACCAGACGTATCCACAGCGACCGCTATACGCCCGATCGCCGTACTGATACTGGATGGCATATAAATATCTTGACCTATCCACCTACGGGCTGGCCTACGCCACGTGCTTTCATCTCTGTCCGAACAAACAGACTTCACGAACTCACGCAACACTTCGCGCCAATCTACTTTCGGTGTGAGCGCATCAGTAACTTCACGTGGCACGTTACCCTTCATCTTACCGGCGAGAATCGCGCCTTGTCGCAACGCTTGGTCGATGTCCTTGGCAAGTGTGTCCTTCTCCTCACGTGTCATGCTCTCGCCAGACTCCCAATCGTGATCGTCGAACCCACCATCCGAATCACCGTCGCTCGGGTCATCGCTTGATCCATCGCTCGGATCATTCCCCTGCCCCTTCTCATCGTTTTTACCTTTGCCCTTGCCTTGGCCCTTGCCTTGCTGCTTGAGCAACTTGAATACAGTCCCCGCATCCATGCCACGGAACTGCTCATCCAACAACCCACCTTCGGGCAACTTGACGAACTTACCTTCCTTGTCGGAATCGTAGATCATGAGATTGATCACGTAGTCACACGCCATGTTCGCCAACTTGGGGTTCTCGTCCCACAAGTTTTTCCACGTACTGATATGACGAAACGCCTTGTGCTTGTTCTCATGCAAGATCAACGCACGTAGTTCCTGCTCGGTCAGTTTGTCTACGAACTTGCGTCCGTACTTGGTATTGCGTCCATCGGTACAGGCAGTCGGAATGTTATCGACCACCTCGGTCTTACCCACCATGAACACACCAGAGAACAGGCAGTATCTCGGGTCATTCATCAACGCCACGTGCGCTCGTTGCACACGTTGTTCCGCCGTTAGTTTTGTCATCACGCACTCCTATTTATAAACAGGTGTTTAGAAAAGCCACTCGTTAGCCAACGCCCAATCCTTGAACTCCTTGTTCATCACACAGAACGATTGCTTGTCGGACTTCATCACAGACTTAGCAAACAAGGCTTGCCACTCTTTGTCCATACGTTGTACGTACGTCATCCACTTCGAGAGAGTATCCTTCTCGACACGCGCTATTGCGCTGAACACACAGATACAACGTGCAATAGTGTCATCGGGTAACTTCGCCGTTGTCGGGCTTGCGATGATGGCATCCCACGTAGGCAACTTATCCACCACCGTGAAGAACGCTTGCATATCTCGCGCAGCAGCCTCACCGATCACGCCTGTCAGCATACTAATAGTCAGCGCATCACCCAACACGGCTCTACGTTTAGCGACATGACTACCCTTCTCCAGACTACGTGGTGTAACGACCGCGCCGGACTTGGCTTGCCCGATCACGTTGATGTACGGATTATCTTTCTGTGCAGGATCATCACCCGCTGCGAGACAATGTGGGAACTGCTTGACCCACGCAATAATCTCGGGCGCGATGTTATTCGGCAACGCATACCCCTCGATCCACTCATCGGCATCGGACTTACGGATACGCACCGCACAGACACGATTCCTCTGATGGGGTTGCAATAGGTCGCCCAGATTCTCTATACCCAAGTTAGTAGTCGCAAAGATACGGCTACCCTCTGGCACAAAGTGATCACCGACCCGACCTTCGTTCATCAAGGTCATCAACACATTCTTGACCGCACCCATGGCCTTACCAATCTCATCGAGCATGATGATGACCGGCTGACCCTCATGGAATCTGAACCGCGCATTGGGCGCGAATCGAGTCACACGCATCCCGTTTTCTTCCACGGTATACGGCAACGCAAAGTCACCCAAGTCGAGTAATGTGCAGTCAATATACGCAGGAAGATGTGTGGGCAACCGCTTGGCAATCTCTTTGAGCATGGCTGACTTGCCAATACCCATCTCACCTTCGCCCACCAAAGTCACTTCATGACCGCACTCGACTACGGCATGAGCGAACTCTTGCAGAGATATTGTCTTACCAAAATTCAATATAGACATGATGCACTCCGTTGTTGTTTATCTAACTGTTGGATATATTATAATCGAACTCAACCTATAAGTCAATGTTTTCTGATCACAGATATACGATGTTGTCGAACAAGTTACCGTCTGGCATACGCGGCTCGATCTTGTACACGTTACTGTCTTGTCGATCATGAAAGTCATACGCGGCTTTACGGAAACTCTTGGGGTCATACCGCGCATCACGGTCCCGCCAATCGCTACTGTTCACCTGTCTAGTCTCGCGGGATTGCATATTGTGAGTCATCTGCACAAAGTAATACGGTAATAAGTTATCTGGTGTGTCGATCAGATCATTGAGCGTCATGTTCTCGCGCAGCACCCGTACCCAATCGGAATTAAGTATTGCTTCGCGCACCTCGGCACGAAACTTGTGAGTCACCCAACCATCGGACAGTTTGAGCATCGCCGTACCGTACTTGATGAATGGCTCGATCCGCGCTCGTAGTTCCTTGGCCTTGACCCGATCCACACCACGCACGGGTACTGGATTTACCTGTGGCTTGAATCGCCCATCAGAGTCGATATCGATAAACATCTGTTTATAAATTGGATACCAACCCACGTTACCGTCTTGTCCTGTACTCACCCACAGATTATTCCGCGCCTTGATACACACGAATGGGGTGTATGTCGTAATGAACTTCGCCGTCAACGGAGTCACCCATTTACCGCACGAAAGTGTGATGCGGTTCGGCTCATAGATTGCACAGTCACTTCCGTACAACCTGTACGCGTACGCTTCTTCGCCCAACTTGACGATCTGTTCCCAATCGTACCGACGCTTACCCGCCGGTCGCACTTCTTCCTTGCGTCCACGGATAGGCTTTGTATTTTCGTAGTGCTGCTTCGCGTGTTCGTAATATCTATTCATCACACTCTCCTAAAATAACTCTAGTTGTTGTGAATCACCGATCAGCGACTTGATCGCGGGTCTATCCCACGGTCGCTGCTCACCAAAGTATGCAAACCCATCTTCAAGAATCGACCGCACACCGGCTAGTGCTTCCTCTGGACTTGTTGTGGCAAGTTCCTTCAGCTTTTCTATGATGTAGTCGTTAGCCACGCGCTCTTGCGTGTACAGTTCTTCGAGGATGTCGATCTCATCGGGCTCGTATCTGCCCGACTCGTTCTCTAATTCACCCTCACCTTCGATATCCCAGATTTTGCTGCTCACGACTCAGCCTCCTCACCAATGGCGTTCACCAGCGGAACCCTTACGATTTCAAAGATCGAATCCTCATCGTCCTCGTACAGTTCGACTCGGTATTGCTCTGCTGCTTTGAGGGTCAAAAACACGGCCTCGATGGGGTAATCAGCGTCATACCCATCATTGTCCTCATCCACGCGCATCAGCACGTACGCATACTCACTCTTGCTACTCATTGTCGTTCTCCTATAAACATCTGTTTATGTATTACTTCACTCAACCGGCCAGACATACGGTAAGTCTGGGCCTTCGCTCCAACCGAACTGCGCGTAGTGCGCGGGGTCTTTTCGGATCAAGTTACTGCGGTGTGACGCATGGATCGACTCGTCGCCTAGCCAAGCGGGTGGACTAAGTTCCATCCCCAACGACTCGCAGTTATCCATAACCAACTGAAAGAACGGCTCCAACGAGTCCTTGTATCCACGGCTCTGCCACTCGCGGCACATAACTAACCCGTACTGAGCCAACTCTCGCTTGTGACCTCGCCACATCTTTGTCGCAGGGTGGTTACGCCAACCTCCCGTCGTTTTATTCATGGCAAGTAGAATTTGTTTCGTCTCGACCCGCTGCTTGCCGAGTCTCCGGTAATCCAGTACCCGCGCTGATTCCGCGTAGGATGGATACGGTAGGAATGTTTGCACTTTAGTTCTCTCCGTATGTTGCTGTGTGTTTTTACCTTTCGTAGGTAGCCCCCCACGAAAGGCGCTTGTATAAACATCTGTTTACAAATCACCTCATCGATTACTCTGCATTTTTTCCATCCAGCCAAACTTCCACGCCTGTACCGCTCCATGCCGTGTCCCTTGCATCCCGATCTTGTGGGTGCTTGAACGTCTCGCGCTTGCAGTACTGATGCCACTCTTTGCCGGTCATGTGCAGGGTTTGGTTCTTGTTGTAGTCGTAGCCGTACAACTTGGTACGGGGAGGCAACTTAATTGCCTTGCTCACCTGTAGAACCCTCCCTTGTTGTTGATACCTTTTAGATCACGGCGGTCTGTGATGACCATGTAGTTACTCTTATGCATTGGCACGATGGTTCGGGTCGGTGCGGGGTACGCACACTCCTTACGCATACATATGTTGTAGCCAAGTTCCCATCGGGCAGGATTCACCGGCTTGCCACACTTGATGCAGCCATACTCGCTCATGTTGCACTCCTATAAACATCTGTTTATAAATTAGACCCAACAAAAAAATAACGCGTTTATACGTGATTAGTCCGTTGTAGGCGTTGTAGGTGATGTAGGGAACATTGTATCAGAAAAATGCTAGGAAAGTCAAGGATTTACGAGCATAAATGTCGCCCGTTGCCGCAAATGCAGCGTTTTTTGAGCCTCCAGCAAAATCAAGAAACGAGCGAAAATTAAAAAAATAACGCGTTATTTTTTTGTTGTGCGGCATTTTGGGGTAGGGGTGTTGTTTTGCTACATTGCTACATTTCATATAAAAAAGGGTATATAACTCTAATGAAATCATGAACTTAGTTGGTGTACCTCATACTGCACCCGAGATACATCAGATACAACGGTACTGTGAACTAACCAGTAGTTTTATAAACATTTGTTTATACGTGTCACGCGATGCGCGACGATCTGATGCTACAGGCATGATAGTTCGGCCCAAAAAATACCCCCCGCCTTGCGGCGGGGGGTTGGGTCAGTCTCAACCCATCAGAAGTTTGTTGATCTCGGCGTAGAGGGCAAGAATCTTGCCGGTATTCTTGTGGGCAATCTCAGCCTTCTGTAACCGCTTCTCGCATTGTGCGTTGCGCTCCAGACAATACGTGGTGTCATCGGTACGTTTTTGATCCGCGCCCTTGTCGTCGGGAGACTTGGGAAATGCGTATCGGTCACGCACTCTTGCAAACAGGCTGTTTGCAGAACCACGGACACCTATTTTGGCGGTATTGAGCGCAGCCCACGCCGCTTGCTGAGTGCCGCTCGCCGCGTTCCACTCTTTCGAGCCCTTGCGCGGTACTTCTGCGCGCATGATGCGGAGAGCCTCATCTCCCATGGCAGGGTAAACAACCTCATCGAGATACTCGTCTTTGATTGCCGTGAATGCCTCAGCATTTTCGTATTCGGCGGCGATCACCGCGCCCGCTTCCTTCCACTTCTTGCTCGACTTCAATTCTGACTGGATGGCGTCGGTTGAAGTCTTTTTCACGTTGCTTGAAATCATGGTCTAGTTACTCCGTGTTGTCGGTCGAACCCGTTGCTCGACCGTGTATATATAGTCTCACATTGTGGGCAGAATGTCAACAATTCGCAGATTGCAAACTATAAACACGTGTTTATAAATTGGGCTGCGACCGACCCCACCCGTACCCGACCCCCCAAACCAGCGTCGGAGTCCCGCGCATCTTCTGTACTCTGTGATCTGCTCAACCGATTTTCATTTTTCAGGATCAGACCCCCCACCCCCTGTATATAAAAACACCCCCCGTCACTCGTTTGGGTCCCATACCGCCCACCACACCATATTTGTATTTTCTAGGATTGTTCGTATACTCCGACCAATGCCGTTGGTAGTGACGCCAGAATTGGGTATTCCTTTTCCTTTCGACACGACGCCGGAAGAGCTACACAACTTCCGTGCAAAAGCCGAAGCGTTTCTTAATACGATTGAAGAATTGGAAAAGAACGGGTTGGAAGTTGAAGTCACTCAGGATGACCGGATCCAGTCGCATGGGATAATGCTGGAAGAAAATTTCCCGGCACCCAAGAATCTAACCCCGGCATCCGTCAAACATCTAAGTACCATCCTTTCGGAATATGACCGGGAGGTACTGGATGTACATCGTCGGCTGCGTAACTACGTCACAAACAAATTCATTATTGAGACGCAAAGTGATGATCCAAAGGTGCGTCTAAAAGCCCTAGAAATGCTGGGCAAAATCAACGGGGTTGGGCTTTTCTCTGAACGTATTGATGTGACCGTGACCCACCGTACGGTTAAAGATATCGAGACAGAACTGCGTAAAACGCTAGAACTGTACGAGGGTGACTATACGGATGTCACCGAAGAGAAACCCGTTAGCCTTGCTGAGATTGATTTGGATACTGAACTAGGTACCAGTAGTGGACCCGAAACTACTACGTGATCTAGAAACTCGGCTTCCGACGATGCCACCTGAATTACAGCAAAAGGTGGGGCAGTTACTTGCTGAAGCGAGGAAGGTCGGGACGCAAGAAAAGGCTAAATCCGACTTTATGGCCTACGTAAAATACGTGTGGCCTAACTTCATTAACGGTCGGCACCACGAGAAAATGGCGCGGGCTTTTGAACGGGTGGCAGAGGGCAAGACAAAACGCCTGATTATTAATATGCCACCTCGTCATACGAAGTCAGAGTTCGCTTCGTACCTATTACCAAGCTGGTTTTTAGGTAGATTTCCCGATAAAAAGATCATTCAAACGTCCCATACCGCAGAACTCGCGGTGGGATTTGGCCGAAAGGTACGTAACCTTGTCGATTCTGACCGGTATAAAGACATATTTCCGCAAGTTGCACTACAGGCTGACTCTAAAGCTGCTGGCCGGTGGGCCACTAACTATGCAGGAGAGTACTTTGCGATTGGTATTGGTGGCGCGGTCACGGGTAAAGGCGCGGATCTCCTCATTATTGACGACCCTCACTCGGAACAAGAAGCCACATTAGCCGAGACTAACTCGGATATTTACGACAAAACTTACGAATGGTACACATCGGGGCCCCGGCAGCGTCTGCAACCGGGCGGAGCT